ATGGGGTAAAATTGCAGTCAACGCATTTTATGACTGGGATGCAGACAGAATTGTTGCAGAAGTTAATAATGGCGGAGACTTGGTGGAAAGACTAATTAGGAACATAGACCCCAACGTTCCATATAGGTCAGTCCGTGCTACAAGAGGTAAGATCGTAAGAGCAGAACCAATTGCAGCACTTTATGAGCAAAGGCGAGTTCACCATATGGGTATATATCCTGAATTAGAATCACAAATGTGCACTTATACAGGAGATACAAAAACTAGCCCTGATAGATTAGATGCTTTAGTATGGGGATTAAGCGAACTAAATAAATCATTGGGTAATGTAAATTGGAGAATTAGCTGATGGCAATAATAGATAACATCAAAAACTTTTTTACTGGCGAACCTGAACAAAAACAAAACTACTCTACAGTCGGTTTTTTTGGAGTAGGTACAGGGGACGCTAAACAATATAAATATCAAGACCTAGCAAAAGATGGCTACATGCAAAATGCCATTGTGTATAGGTGTGTTAATGAGATAGCTAATGGTGCAAGTGCTGTGCCATATATGATTAAACAAGGCGATGATGTTCTTGAATATCACCCAATTATGGATTTACTTAATAGACCAAACCCACTACAAAGTAATTCAGAGTTTTTTGCTAGTTTATATGGTTACTTAATGTTGTCAGGTAACAGTTATGTTTTAAAAGTAGGTGCTGATAATCAACCACCAAGCGAACTACATTTATTAAGACCTGACAGAATCACAATTAAAGGTGGACAAAACTACATACCACAAAAATACCAATACATCATAAGTGGTCGTGTCCATGCAGAGTATGAGGTAGATCAAGAAACTGCTAACAGTGATCTAAAACAGATAAAGCTATGGAATCCATTAGATGATTACTATGGTTTATCACCACTAGCTGCAGGTGCTTTAGAGATTGATCAGCACAATATGTCAGCTAAACACAACGTCAACCTACTTAACAATGGTGCAAGACCAAGTGGTGCTGTTGTATTTAAACCTAGAGACGATCAAGGATTTGCTGTAAATCTAACAGAATCACAAAGACAACAACTGCTGACAGACCTTAACAACAGATTCAGTGGTACAAGCAATGCAGGTAGACCCATGCTTTTAGAAGGCGACTTTGACTGGAAGGAGATGGGCTTATCACCAAAAGATATGGATTTTGGCAACCTAAAACACATGGCTACCACAGATATAGCACTTTGTTTTGGTGTACCAAGTCAGTTGGTTGGTGTACCTGATGCACAGACTTACGCTAATGTAGCAGAAGCAAGATTAGCATTATATGAAGAAACCATTATTCCTTATCTTAAAAAGATAGAGTCTGATATGAACGAATGGCTTGTTCCTATGTTTGGTGAGGATTTAATGTTTTGTTATGACATAGATTCAATACCTGCACTTTCAGAGAGAAGAAAAAAAATATACGAGAATGTATCAATGGCAGTAAGAGAAGGGATCATAACAAGAAATGAAGCTAGAGAACGTCTTGGCTTGTCACCATTAGATGGTGCTGATGATCTATTAGTCAATGCAGCTTTATTTCCTTTGGGTTCTGATGCACCACCAAAGCCTGATAAAACAAACGAAGAAGATGCAAAAGATTACGAAGACTTACTTGATGAAGAAATTGCACAGTTATTACAAGAAGAAAGCAAAAACGATTCTTTATTTGATGTGCATGATTGGGAAGCATTTGAAGACCATAAAGCATTAGCAGACCTAGACCTAAAACCAACTGCAGGAATGGCAGAAGAAGCAGAGCGTGGTCTAAACTGGCGCAGAGAATTTAATAGAGGTGGTACAAGAGTAGGAGTTGCAAGAGCAAACCAGTTAATAAGACGTGAACGACTATCACCTGATACGGTAAAAAGAATGTTTAGTTTTTTCTCAAGACACGAAGTGGATAAACAGGCAGAAGGATTTAAACAAGGCGAAAAAGGATATCCAAGTGGCGGAAGAATTGCATGGGCTCTTTGGGGTGGTGACAGTGGCTTTTCTTGGTCAAAAAAGAAACGTGATCAAATTAATAGAGAACTAGAAAAATCTATTGACTTTGACAATATAGATTTTGAAGAATTTGATGAAACAAAAGCACCTAAAGTATCAGAAAGGGTAAGAGAAGCACTAAGAGGTAAGGTTAGTGACCATAATGATAAGTACGGCAGTAATCCTGCAAAACGTGTTAATTTGAGAATGTTGGTAGCAGTATTCCGTAGAGGTGTTGGTGCATACAACACAAACCCAGGTTCTGTAAGACCCGGTGTTAGATCAAGTGACCAATGGGCATATGCTCGCGTAAATGGTTTCTTACATGCTGTAAGAACAGGTAGGTTTAAAAGAGGTAAATTTGATACCGACTTATTACCAAAAGGGCATCCATTAAGTAGTAAAAAATAATGCTTGCACAAAAGCAGATTCGCACCTTTCGTAGAGGTAGGGTAAATGCAAGACGAGAAGTTGCAAGACAATTAAGAATCCGTACCAATCTAGAAAGACAATACTACAGAAGATTAAATTCACTATTTAGACGTTTCGTAAACGTTCGTACAGGTCTTTATAGGGAATATGGGTTGTATAATATAGAGGTTGCGCAAAGAGCCTTAGACGAAGAGTTACTACCAACCACACTAGCACATTATCGTAGGGTTTTTAGAACCATCTATGATAGCAATAATGAGATATATGATCGTGGTACCAAAGACGAAGAAATCTTTGTTATGGGTAGGTCTATGGACTTTGAAAGGCTAGTTAATGATTATTTTAGAACACGAACACTCATATTATCAGGAATAAGCGCAAGAATAGCCTTACGTATTGACACAGTTATAAGACAAGGTAGAGCAGATGATTTAACACTACCACAGATTGCTAGGGAGATAACAAGCAAGGTTATACCATTAACAAGATCAAGGGCAGCACTAATAGCAAGAACAGAAACACATAATGCTGCAAGTTATGCAAGTCATCAATATCATAATCAAGTCAGAAACGATCTAGGTATAAAAATGCTTAAAAGATGGACTGCTACCAATGATGCAAGAACAAGATCAGCACACAGTATAGCAAATGGACAAACTGTAGATATGGACGAAAAGTTTACTGTTGGTGGTACACAAATGGAATTTGCAGGTGACCCTGCAGGTGGTGCTAAAAATACTGTTAATTGCAGATGTGTAATTATCTATGTAGACGAAGATGATGTAATTGAATAGGTGAGTGTGGTATTAGGTGCAAAGTTGGAGGATAAATAGGTAGAACACCATATACCTTTAAAAAGCAACACTCACATTACTCTATAAATTCTCTACCTATTTATGTATAAAAAGAATCATTGTCATGGTCATAAAATATCTCCTTTTCCTCATAGTCAATATCCCATTCATAAAAACCATCACAGTTTTTCTCGTAATATTCAGTTCGTATTCTAGCATCACTATCTTTGGTTTTTAGAAAAGCGTAAGCCAATTTTCTATTGTCAAAGTATTGCTCGTCCCATACATGATTACCAAAGCTATCAAATCTTTTAATCCATTGAACTACATATCTTTTGAACTGCTTCATAACCATTCATTACCACAAGATGAACCAACAGATTGAGTAGCTATTGTCATAGCAGACAAAATACCTTTTCTATTAGGTTTAACATTTATAATCCTAAATTCTGCATCTGTCGTATCTTTAATTAGGTTAAAATATTTATCAGCTTTTCTTTTATTGTCAAAGAAATAGGTTGCTTGGTTATCGTTATTGTCAATAACTATATAAATTTTCATATTTTTACCTCAATGCAGTTGTTTACCGTATTTCATAATTTCATGTAGCTTTGCCCAATCATCATCTGATACTAGATTCTGAACTTGCTCCATTGTCATAGAAGCAATGTCTGCTTGGTACTTTATGGACATTCTTACTAGAATATCCATAAGTGGTGTTAACTGACCTAATTCTTTACTTCTTGTCATTGTAATACCTCGCCTGTTCTTTCTTCATAAAGAAATGCAACTAAGGCACATCTTGGTTTTAATAAAAACTTTTCGTCAAACATATCTTCTGCCTTAACGGTACCACCTTCCCAAATACCTTTATCAACAAGGTCTCTGAAAAGCTGAAATGGGTCAATGTCCCACACCTCACCTGTTACTTCGTCCAATATTTCTTCATTTATACTTCTCATATTTTTCTCCTTTTTAAATTTATATTTATACAATTTGTGCAAGATTATCTTTTGCATCAACCCAAACATCTTTTACAGAATCTTCAAAAGACATGTCTTGTTCCACAAACTTCTGTGCTGCAATCCAACCTTGCTTTACTGATATAGTTTCTGACCAATCAAGATATGTACCTTCTGCATCAAGCCATCTAACAACTTGTGATGGTTCAACATTCCAAGATATACATCTGTTCTTCATAAATATATACCAATCAATAAGATCGCCATCGTATACACTACATGAATCAGAACCATGTCTATATAAGGCTCTGTCTAAAGATTTTTTTGGTTTAAATTTGTATTTCATTTTATCTCCTTAATTTTAAATTTATAAAAGCAGTAATACCTTACGATATTACTGCGAAACCTCTCTGAATTAATGTTATGGGTTGAACATCTAATCTCATTAATGTATTAAATGAGAATAAAGCTGTTACCCTTGTTGTATTAGGAACACCTACAAGTATTGGGTCTAAGATATCAAACTCGTATTTTGCAAGTGCGTTTTCTAAATTAGTAACAGAAGCGTAGCTTCTTACGTTTTCTAAGTTTAGTGGTTTAAATGTTTTCATGTTATCTCCTATTTATCAATTTATATGTACATTGTATAAGGTTTTATGATATTTGTAAACCCCTTTTGGAATATTATTTTAATTAATTTATATAGGTCTATATATTGTGCTATCCTACACATTAATTTACTATATATAGACATATGCCAATACCGAAACCTAACACAGGGGAAAGTAGACAACAATTTTTAGATAGATGTATGGGAGATGACACTATGACAACAGAATATGATTCTGAGCAACGTCTAGCAGTCTGTGCAGCAGCATACAATTCCAAAGAAGATTCCAACGAGAATGACGAGAAGCACGTTAGAAATGTAACTGAAACTGATGATAGTTATATCATTGAGTTTGGAAAGTCTGAAGAAGGTGAGATGCCTGAGGAAGATGAAAAGGACTTTGATAACGTAGAGGACTTAAAATCATTTATTGAGATAAAAACAGAATTAAAGGCACACCATGATGAAGAAGATTTGGAAAAAGCCACAGGTGAGTTTGAAGGTTATGGCAGTGTGTTCAACAATACTGATCTTGGTAATGACGTTATTAGGAATGGTGCATTCAAAAAGTCTTTGTCAAGACGTGGTGCTAAAGGAGTTAAACTCTTATACCAACATAAGTCAGATATGCCTATAGGTGTCTTTGAGGACATCAAAGAAGATCAACATGGTCTAAAAGTCAAAGGCAGACTTGCTATGAAAACACAAGCAGGTCAAGAAGCATATGAACTTATGAAGATGGGTGCTTTAGATGGTCTATCAATAGGCTTTAGAGTTAACCCTAAAAAAGTTTCTTACGATAAGCGTACTAAAAAACGTGTTATTGATGAAGTAGATTTAATGGAGATTTCTCTCGTTACGTTTCCTATGAATCCACAGGCGACTGTGCGTAGTGTGAAAGGCGAACAAATCTCTATTAGGGAATGGGAAAATGGTATGCGAGATGCTTTCCATCTTTCTCGTTCAGAAGCGAAACAAGCTGCAAAAGCAGTGCATGAAGTATTTACTCAACGAGATGTTGAGGACAGTACGGAATTGGTAGATGCCATAAAACAATTAACCAAAACCTTAAAACAAGCATAATAGGAGAAAACTATGTCAGAACATGACGTAAAAGAATCCCTTACAGAATTTGGTCAGGCTTTTGAAGAATTTAAGAAAGTCAATGACGAAAGACTGGAAGCGATAGAGAAAGGCGAAGGTACAGCTTACTTAGACGAGAAGATGCAAAACATTGAGTCAAAACTTGATGCTTTTGAAGATATCTCACAGAAGCTAAACCAAGCCGAAACCAATGCTGAAAACATCAAGGAGCAGGTTGCTAAACTAGAAACAGTCATCAAACGACCAAATTCAGGTTTAGATACTAAGCAAGTTGATGAAAGGGTTGCTGCTTTTGATCTTTACTGCAGAAAGGGCATTGATGCTCTAGAACCTGCTGAAAAGAAAGCATTAACAGTATCCAATGACAGCACTGGTGGGTATCTTGCACCACCTGAGTACGTGAGAGAGTTACTAAAAACTGTAACTGAAATCTCACCAATCAGAAGTATTGCAAGAGTTAGAAGTACTGGACAAAGATCAATCCAAGTTCCAAAAAGAACTTCACAGTTCGCTGCGGAATGGGTTGCTGAGTCAGGTACAAGAAGTGAAACTACTGGATATAACGTAGGTCTTGAAGAAATCCCTGCACATGAGCATTACGCTTTAGTGGATATTTCTGAGCAAGACTTAGAAGATTCAGTATTTGACCTAGAAGCTGAAATGCAATCAGAGTTTGCAGAGCAATTTGCAAAAGCTGAAGGTACAGCTTTCGTAAGTGGTAATTCAGTTGGTAAACCTGAAGGTATCTTAACTAACAGCAATGTTGGTGAAGCTGTATCAGGTAATGCATCTGCTCTTACTGCAGACGGTCTTATCACTTTAGTGCATAGCATTAAATCTGATTACATCAGAAATGGTACATTTGTATTTAACAGATCAACTCTTTCTGCTATCAGAAAACTTAAAGATACTGCAGGACAGTACATCTTCCAACAAGGAATGATGTTGTCAGGTGGTATGTCATCAACAATCTTAGGGCATCCATATGTGGAAGCAACTGATATGCCTGATGTAGCATCTGATGCATTTCCAATCGCATTTGGTGACTTCAACAGAGCATACATGATTGTTGACAGGGTGGCTTTAGCAGTATTGCGTGACCCATTCACACAAGCTACAACTGGTAATGTAAGATACATTGCTAGACGTAGAGTTGGTGGACAGGTTGTTCAAGCTGAAGCTATAGTAAAACAAAAAGTATCAACATAAGGTAGGTGATATATGAGAGATTTAGCTAACAATATTTCAGTTGCACAATCTATTGCTCCTGTTGTCGGTTCTTCTGATACCAATGGTACAGGGATTGACCTTCAGGGCTTTGAATCAGCTACTATCGTTGTAGATACAGGTGTTGAAGGAGATACTTTATCTTCAAGTGTAAAGGTTGACTTTATTCTTCAAGATTCTACTGATAACTCTTCTTTCTCTGCAGTAACAAGTAATAATCTTGTAACTGACGGAGCAGTTGATTCATCAGGTATCTTTTTGACCTTAGATGCAAATGGCGAAACACCACAAGTAACCTCTATTGGTTATGTTGGTGGTAAAAGGTATGTCAGAGTTGTTGCCGATTTTACAGGCACACACTCTAATGGCACACCGATTGCTGTTTCAGTTATCAAAGGTCACCCAAGACACAATGTAGATGCTGATAGCAACTCAAGTCGTTAATTAGACTTTTTGGGGGGATAAAACCCCCCATCTTTTTTTTATAGGTAAAGAGAATGGCAGGAAAAAAATACAAAATCTTAGTTCCAAAAGCAGGAGCAGATGATTCACAGGGTACACAGGTAAAGCTATATCAACTTGACGAAATAGTTGATGCCAAAGAAGAATGGCAAGATAGCTTAATGAGTGCATTTGTACAGAATGGTTGGGCTATGGAAGTCAAAGCAGACGGTGCAGAAGAATCAGTAGAAGTAGAAGCTGACATCAAAAGAGCAAGAAACGAAGATGGCACTTTAAAAGGTGACGATCCTAGTACTCCTGATGTTAATGAAGCATGGGAAGGTGGTAAAGCACCTAAGAAAAAAGCTACTAAAAAGAAAAGCACTGCTAAAAAGACAACAGCAAAGAAAACTACCAAGAAAAAATCATAAGGTGAGTCATGAACTCACTTTGGTATCTGTATGACACAGAGTTTTCTACAGACATTTGTGCTGACATACTAGGTAACTGGAATGACTTTGAAGCACAGAAAGGTAAGGTAGGGGACAAACACTTTGCACAAAAGGAATCTGTACGCAGTTCCAAGATCAACAAGTTTCCATACGGAACACCACAACAAGCAGAGTTTCAAAAACTTTTAGAGCCATTTATCACTGTAGCCAACAGAGAATGTTTTGGTTTCAATCTAAATGGTTTTTGTGAATTCCAAATAGCAGAATATAACGTAGGTGACTTTTATGTTGAACACATTGATACCAACATCAATGATAGTGAGTCACACAGAAAATTAAGCATAACTTTACAACTTACAGACCCAAATCTTTACGATGGGGGTGATTTCCAGTTTGGTTGCAACATTGCTAACCCTACAAGCGAAACATTAAGACAAAAAGGCTCTATGCTTTTATTCCCATCATTTTTACCCCATAGCGTATATAAAGTAACAAGAGGTAAGCGATATGCCCTTGTTGGTTGGTACGAAGGCAAGAAGTGGTCATAAACACTATGGCAAATTACATTAATGATGATATTATTAACAGAGCAGATGCACTTTGTGGTAGATACCATGTACACATTGGAGATTTTTAATGACAGCAGGTTTCCACCATTTCGTTATAGAACAAGGTGCTACATTTTCAAAAGTTCTTACGCTTAAAGATTCAAGCGATGCAGTAGTTGATTTAACAGGCTATGCAAGTGCAGAAATGGATTTGCGTAGAAATGCAGACAGTTCAGAAGTCTTAACCCTTACCACAGGTAACAGCAGAATATCTTTGGGTGGTAATGCAGGTACAGTAACACTAACAATATCAGCAACAGATACAGCAAGTATGACTGTAGATGATGGTGTGTATGATTTAGAGATAGTCAGTGGTGGTGGTGTTGTAACAAGAATACTAGAAGGCACTTACAGTGTCCGACCTAACATAAGTAAATAATGGCAATATCTAAAGTAACAGTAAGCGATAGTTCTACAGTAAATACCGTAGAGGTAGCAGATACCAATGCAATCACAGTAGTAACTGTAGGAACACAAGGTCCAGAGGGTCCAAACACCATATTAGGTGCAAGTGTTGCCAATGCTTATCCTGTAGGCTCTACAGATAATGGTGCAGGTCTTATATATGACCATGCGAATACAAGGTGGTTAGCATCAACCAACAGTCTTGCTAATAGCCTTAACTTTAAAATACCAAACCTAACATTTAATTCAGGACAGACAGTATCTTCTATTCTTGACGAAGATAACATGGGTTCGGACAGCAATACTGCTCTTGCAACCCAACAATCCATCAAAGCATACGTAAATAGCCAAATTGCAGGTGTTGATCTTGATTTTCAAGGCGATACTGGTGGTGCTTTATCCATTGTACTAGGTAGCGAAACATTAACCGTTGCAGGTGGTACTGGTATAGATACTGTGGGTTCAGGTAACTCTTTAACAGTAGCCATTGACTCAACAGTTGCAACATTGACTGGAACACAGACTCTTACCAACAAAACATTAACAGCACCTATATTAAACACCGTTGACATCAATGGTGGTGATATTAGTAGTGCAACAACCATAAATAAGTCACCTACAATTACATTAGCAGGTGATTTAAGTGGTAATGTCACCTTAACTAACTTAGGTGATGCCACATTGACTGCAACAGTGGTTAATAATGGTGTAGCACTAGGAACTGATACCACAGGTAACTATGTTGCCGAGATCAGTGCAGGTGAAGGTATAGATGTAAGTGGTAGTGGCTCTGAAACAGCTACAGTCACAATATCTGCAGAAGATGCAACAGATAGCAATAAAGGTATTGCAAGTTTTGATGCAACAGACTTTAGCGTAAGTAGTGGTGCTGTAACCATACAGACAGAAAGAATCCAAGACATAGTAGGTGCTATGGTTTCAAGTAATACTGAAAGCGGTATTGCTGTTACTTATGATGACACCAACGGAAAGCTAGACTTTGATGCAGAAGATTTTGTAATCAGTCTTGCAGGTGATCTTGGTGGTTCTGTAACTATAACCAATCTTGCTAGTGCAACACTAACAGCAACAATCCAAGCAAATAGTGTAGCTTTAGGCACAGATACAACAGGTAATTATCTAGCTACTCTTGCAGCTTCCAATAGTGGTATAGACGTAGCAAACAGTGGTTCTGAAAGTGCTGCTGTAACAGTCGGTCTAAATACTGAATACGTACAAGATTTAGTAGGTGGAATG